GCGGGCAGCGATTTCTGGTGTCGAAGGGAGGAAAAGGTGGCCTGCCGGCGAAGCGGGCTTGTCGGATTGCGAACATAAGTGGCGAACTCTTACTTTTGCCTTTGGCGAAAAGCTGCTGAAAGTGAATATGTATAACAGCAAATCTACAAAGCGGTTGGTCGTTATGCTTTATCTGCGAGGAATAGTTTGCCATCATGTAGGCAGTCCCTGGCTTTCTGGCTCATTTCGACGAGGCTGTCCACCAGCTTCTTCAATCCGTCTACGGTACTTTCACCATCGTAGTCGCAGCCGATAGCCCAGATATCAAAAAGCCATTCATCGGCGCAGTCAGGTTCGCACATCTTACAGCCAGTTGTTTCGTCTGTCCAAGTTCTCACAGCTGTTCCTCCAACTCAAATCCCTTGTGGCAAAATCCAGTTACATCGGAGATATAGTCAGAGATGGCTTCCTCATCTTCGATGTCATTGGGAATCGTGATTTCGTTTGGCAACTCAACGCCGTCGTCATCCTCCGGGTCAATATCCCACTGAATGTTGACCGCCTTTCTCTGCGGGCATTCCACTTCGCGCCACTCTCCCTCGCACGCCCAGATTTCCGAACCGAAACCACGGTCAAACTCCCATTCGTTAAATAGCTCTGAGATGGGGGTGGAGATGCGGTCGCTGTCTTCGGGGTCATCATACTGAAACTCTGTCAACCCACGCATCAAGTCCTGTAAGGAATAACCGTGGTCAATCATCCATTGAAGTTGGTACTTCTGGTAATCGGTCATATCGAAAATCTCACACTCCTCTTAGCGCGTCGAGAACTGCCTGCGGAACAACCCGCTTAATTTCCTCGTGAATTGCATTCATCACGACTGCGCCCTTTAAGTACTTCTCAACTTCGGTCTGGGCAAACTGCTTCGTTTTATCTTTACACTCAGCCACCGCCGCCTGTACGGTTCCCTGAATCAAATCCAGCATCTCCTTGTGCGACATCTGCTCTTTGATGTAAGACTGGACTTCTGCCTTCACCAGTTTGTCGGTCATCGGCTCAGTGTATCTGCTCTCGTAAAGACGCCTTGCCCACACTTTGGCGGTATCAGCAACGCATTCCTCGACTTCGTTCTGAAATGCTTCTCGTGCGATTGTCTTTGCGTAAGCACGCATAGCTTTGATAACCTCCTGTTCAAAGAGGTCTCCGTTTGTAAATTCCAAATCGATTGTTGCTCTGTGCTTCATGAAACCCGCTCCTTTCTTACATCAGCTTAATCCATCAACAAAATCCCATTCGGCATTGTATCGGAACTCAGTACTCAGAATTCCGTCCAACAGTTCGTCGATGTACTCCTCATCATCCCGGTCTGTCGGGATGGGAATAATCATCTCAAACTCCGGAGCAAAGCAGGATGTCTTTACCCGAATTGTTCTTTTCTCCATGTCAGGAACCTCCTTATCGCATATCGGGCAGTACCCGGCAATTCCATTGGAAGGGATGTTTATATGGTGCCCACATCTTGGGCAATGGACGATGCCGCTCATACACATCGACCTTTCATAAATCGTTTCCCGCACAGTGGGCAGTTGCGTATCTCAATGATATCTTGAGTCGTGAAACTGCCATCGTCGTCAAGCACTCTCACCCTCAACATTCCCTGCCTGTTTACAGCCATCTCAATGCCGCTGTATTCAACGGCTTGGTTCATTGGAACAAAATCATTTGTCCCAGACTCACAGTATGGACATCTCATAGAATTAACCTTTCATATTAACGCAGTAACACTGACACTTTGTGTTCCAGCAATCTGTACTGCAATGAGGAGTGCCTTTCCGTGAATAGTCCTTTGGCGCAATGATGCTTAGGATGATTTCCATTTCGTTCGGGCAAGAACCCATGTAGAGCATCTTTTCTTCAACTTCCTTTGCAATTTTTCTGCGATACCACATTAAAAACATATCAAGCTCCTAATCCTCTTCCTCGTCAAAACCCTCTTCGTCATCATCTTCGATTTGAGAATCGTCAACCAACTGCTCGTCCCAATCGACCTCAATGTCAGACACAATGGTATCAATTCTCTTGAAACCATACTTCTCGCAGAACTCTTGAGGAACACTCATAGCAAAATCAGCCCAGTTGAAATAGGAACAGTTGTACTTGTAAGTTCTCTTACCATCTGGGGTTTTGCAATAGTCGGTTGACGCTTTGCAGACAGCGTCTTTCAAATCAAACTCCGCATTCGGGACATCAAACTGAAGTGAAAGAACGCGAACATCTAAGCCGTCACGCTCTATCGCCACCACTGTTCGCAACATACTGTGTACCTCCTTATAAAATCAGCCTTTCATCCATTCGTGTATGAATTTAATTGCCGCGCCTTTACTTTTTTGTTCTGCATTAAACTCCATATCATCGAAACCAAGCTGTTCAAAAATACATTCTGCCATAATCTGCAACGCTCCACGAAAACCGTAGTCGGCAACCATCTGTTCCAGAGAATCATAGTATGAGGAGCAGTATGTGCAAATTTCGTCCAGAGTATAGTCCTGCAGGTCAACAACGGCGTGACATACAATATAATTCCCAAACCACTCTCTGTACTCGATGTAGCTATATCGTGTATCCGTCACCTTTGCCATATACTGGGCACAATCTGGGTCTGTGCAGGTATAGTTAAGTTTCAGTTTCTTCATGTCTGCCGTTTACCTCGTTTACCAGCGATTCCAGCATATCTTTTAGTTCTGTGTCATCTGGCATAATGACATCGTAGTTGAACGGGAAGAGGCGCTTAACGCCAAGAACCTGCTCCTTATTGGAATAGACGACCTCGGTCACCGAAACCATACACATTTCCATGTACTTCTTTGTAAGCTCATCTTTTGTATCGCCAACTACTTTGAACCAATAGTCTTCATACTCATCATCCATATGGTCAAAGACGAAATCTTCTCTTTTCATAAAATTTTCCCTCCATACTGTTACCCGATTCCTACCGCACTAAGCTCCATTGAAACGACGCAATCATCTTTCCCAAACTCGACAGTTTCATTTGTCCCGCCAAATAACAGTAGTCCGTCCACCTCAATAAAACCATGCGGATTCCATCTGATTGACTGCGCAACGCCCACGACTTTTTCTGTCCCTTGTTCATCATACTGAATAATTGGTAAGTTTGAAGCAGTTTCACAGGCTTTACGAATGGCAGGGATTGAATAGGAAACATGGTTATCATCGCAAAAACAGTTGTTTTTGTCCGCATATATAGGGATTTCAACATGAATCCGAATATTTCCACACCTCATATAATCACCACCCTTACCACCGTTTTTTGTCTTGATATCGGTTTGGCGGAGGCAAAGAAAGCTGTTCCTCGTCGTCACGAAGTTCAACCGAGAATTTGTTTGTATAATCCACATCATCCTTGTTTGCATAGACGAGAACCTCAAATTTACCAGGGTTCCAATTAACAATGAGATTATCGTCAATGGAGTATGCGTTCCTAATAACGGCTAAGTCCTGGTGCCAAATTCCGTCCGGAGTCTCGATGCCAACATAGATTTCATTCTGATATTCCGGGTCAATATTCCGCTCTGCAACCAACTTCAATCCTTTAGGCAACTCAATGGTAATACGATTATCGCCACTCTTCATCAGAACCCCTCCGTAATCATCTCCAACATTTTGTCAGGGGAGATATCAAGAATCTCGGCACCGACAGTCAAGAGCAAGTCGGTGGTTGCCTCATCGCCTTTGTTGCAGAGGTAAAAGGACTGAATTACATTGGCGACATCTTCGGGGAAAAGCATTGTGTTCATAGCGACCTACACTTTCTTACAGCAATTTTCGCATAACTCCAGTGTCTGCCTGCCAATCGTTGCTTCGTAGCGAACGCTATCTGCATACAATGGGGCGCCGCAATTATCACACCTACCAACAAAAGTAGGACGGAAAAAGAGATAATCACGGACACGACACTCTCTTCTTCTTTGCTCAGAGCAGGAGTCATGGGTTTGACACATAGTACATTTACGCATTTGGGAGCACCTCAAAACAAAGCGTGAAGAATTGCACGCAGCGTTCGCTTCCAGCGGCCATTGCGGTATTCATACCCGTTGACATACAGTCTATTGCCTACCTGCGACAGGCTCACGCTTGATTTCGCACCTGGAACCGGAGGCAGGAGAGACCCGTTTACAAAAACCTTGTTTCCGATGATGTTTACATTCATAAAGGCACCCTCCTGATTAACCGCAACCGTAGTCATAGATGTCATCATCAATCAGTGTCTCTACCTGCTCTCTTGTCATGTCGCAGAGACGGAAGACGGCTTTGATAACGCGCTCATGGACTTCCGCAATGCTTGATGGCTCATTTTCTGTCCGCTCCCACGGGTAAGAAGGCGGATAATAGAAGTAAGATTCCCCGTCGCCGTTGTCACCGTATGTCAGGGAATCCGTATCGTCACAAAAAGTAAAGACATCCGCAAGGTTCTCAAAAGGTTCGCCATAAAGGTAGGCATCGATGTCAAACCCATCCTCCGAGATTTCTTTGCCGGGCAGCTGTTCCTTCAAGAGCTGGACGCATTTCTGCGTGTTCAAGAAAGGGCGCAGCTGATTGGCGCGAATCCCGATACCCTGACAAATCCAGTAGCACACACTCATTTTTAGACACCTCCACTTCACTTTCTTCTGTGTTGCAAGTTAGTACCAAAGATGGAAGCACCACTTGGAAAACAGGCGCAGTGCTTCGGCTCGGCACCGCTCCAGCTCTACACGAACTGACTCCCACTTTTCCGGGTCATACTCACCATCTTCATAGTAGCGATTCTGGTGCAGTCGTTGATACACATGGTCTTCATCGCAGTTCTCAAAGTAGAAAATCATTTCCTTGATGACTGCATTTGTTTCTTCCTCGTCGAGCTGCTTATCTGCTTCGGCATCATAGAACAGGCCGACATTGTTTTTCAGAAACTCTGTAAGTAGAACGGGCATCTTAGCGGTGAAGTTGTACCCAAGCTCGAAGACATCGGTGAAATCATAGCCGCGCCATGCACGCTGCCATGCATACCGCAGCTGCCACCAAAGCTCTCTCAGCTTATATCGCAGCGACGCCCCCTTTGTTCGTTCAAGGAAGCTATCCAAACCGAATTTTGTCAAGACCGCACCTCCTCCATGATTTGCTGGACTATTTCTGCCCACTCGGGGTTTCCGTTATACCGAACGCAGACCCCTTCAACAGTTTCGCCGTTATAATATTTGCCATCGGGACTGAGATAATGTTTGGCGAGATATGCGGCGACTGTGTCAATGCACTCCTCCATACTTGAGAACTCTTTCTGCCCGAAGCCCATAATGTTATTTGGGCGGAATTGATAGCGCCCCCAACCACTTTCCAATGCTGCGACAGCGGCGAGGAAGTCCGCACGAACACCATGTTCTGACTCGGCATCAATGAAGGCTTGTTCCAATCCAATCAGGTTGTGGCGAAGATGCAAATCTTCTGCATCTAACCCTGAAGGAGAGGTCAGCAATCCATCATCGACCGCTGCAGCTTTTGGCTCGGCTGCAAGGTTTGTCTCGAAAGCTTTTTCTGTATGCAGTGCTGTTGTTATAGGCTCGACCTGCCGCTGCTCCTTCTGTGCATCAATAGGCGTGGCAAATGCAATTACCACAACCATCATCAGCATAAAAATCGGCGGAAGTATCCGCTTCATTCAATCCCTCCTGTCAATGCTCGTTAAATACCACCTGTTCTCCTGTGTGCAAAGACCAGCAGCCACCGGCAGTGCAAGCACATTCCGTGCAGTTGCCGCCACATTCCTTGGCATCTGACCTTGCGGTAGTTGTTCCGTCTTTATATCGGACATGAGCTTCAGGCAGTTGGAAAGGATTATCCATTTTTAGACCTTTCCATGCGCTGAAAATCATATGTAGGTTTGAAGGCAATGGTATGCCAGACGCCAAAACCTCATTGACGATTTCATACTTCTTTGTGAAGCATAGAATCTCACAATGGGAATTGCGCTTGGCAACCTCCATCATGATGTGAAAATAAGTGGTATTTGGAATGTCTCCGGAAACATGAAAGCGGAAGAATCGAGACAGCATAATCGCCGCCTCGACCTCTCGCCAGTATGTTGCCGGTTCCGTCTCTAAAACCTGTAGATTATTTCGATAAGCTGCCGCTACACTTGGCCGACGGCGCTCTATGCGTCTTGCGTAGCACTTCCTACTGCAATCACACTCCCGGCAGGTCAAACCGGATGGAAGCGATACGCTCTGGATGCTGCCGAGCTTTTCATTCCCTCGACTAATACTAACTTTCAATAGTGAACCGCCTCCCATGTCATCGAATTTTTTCTTCTGGCAAAATCATTGAATTATGCCAAAGAAAAAGAGCCGAACAAATCGGCTCTTGGAAATTAGATATAAGCTACACTCAAAGTTCCACGATGCTCACGGCGCAAAAGCGCCAGCAGTCTATCTGGGTCTGTATTCGTCAAGAGTTTATACCACGCTGAGTGAAAAAACTTTTCCAACTCTTTCTGCAGCGATTCGTTATTATCCTTTAGCGCGGTACGATAATCATCTGCAGCAACACAAACAATGGCGTTTGCCAAGCTCTGATATGGGTCCGCTCCATCGTGCTGCAAACGCATCCTGCTTTCGGAAGAGTCCCATTCCTCACGGCTTGTCATGGCTGTTGCGCTCTTTGCGCCACGAGGGATACAACCACAGGATTTTGTCTTACCAGACTTGAGGTAGCGCCCCTCGGCGATATATGTATTGCCGCACTTACATTCACAAAGCCACCGTGGCTGACGATTGTGATTGTTTTTAACACGGCAAATGACCTTCAGATTTCCAAAAGTCTCGCCTGTCAAGTCGATAGATACTCCGCTCATGGTTCACATCTCCTTTCGCAGATGTACGGGTCAATCCTTTTCTGCCAACAGGAAGTCAGGATTGATGACCTTGAAGCTGATGTTGTTTTTGACATTCCTCATGACAACGCCCTCGCGCTTCTGCCCATTGCGAACCACAGAATACCCCTTAGAATACTCCACCAATTCCGCAATGGTATCAGGCAGCGTTTTACCCTCTTCAACGATGGGAACAGCACGAATGCCATAAGGCGCCAACAGCTCCTTGATTTCCGCAGTAGTGCATTTGTGGTCAGGAAAAATCAGATTGAATGCAAACAGTTCGTAGTTGCTGATGTGATACTTGTTACCCTGAATCTGGTTGCCGCAAATCTCACCCTGTAAAACGATGGTTTCATAATCACCGATGAGCTGCCGCAGCACATTCTCAATATTGTACTTCTTGGCAACTGTCCAGTAGGAACTGTTGTCCGGTGTACCGAGATAGATATTGCGGCTGCACACGCCGAACTCATACTTGCGTCTGGAAACCTTACGCAGATAGTAAGTCGCTGACTGACCGTCCATCTTCTCCGTAACAGAAAACTCTGTTCCCTTGTTACGCTCTGCCTCAAAGAGCGCAGTAAGATTCTGGATGCGAGTCTCATCGGTCTTAACAATCCAATCAGGGAAACCACCCTTGCGCTTGGACTTCATGAACAGCTTACGATACCACTTGAAGCGCATAAGGAATCGAACCAGTGCGCTTTTAGGTTTGGCGGGTTGCTTGGTCAGCAGCTGCGCCTCCTGCTGTGCTTCAGGGTCATATTTCTTGATACCCAAAACATCGGTCACATCGGCACCCAAATCGGCGGGAGCGCCATTCGGCAGAATGGACAGCGGGAGAACCAAGCCCTGACTGACCTGACCACGAAGCTTAATGGTGCGAACACGGAACTTACGGTCACGCAAAAACTCAAACTCCGGTCTCTCTGGAACAATGGAATCAACTTCGATATAGACGATGTGTTCCCCAGTGTGGAACTCGCCCTTCTGGACAACGCACTCCCATCCGTCAACCTGAGCAACCTCGATGCGGTCTGCTCCTGCAATCGGACGGAGGGTTGTAATCTCACGAATAGTAGCTAAGTGTCGCATGAAACTTTCCTCCTAATTAAAACAGGATGCAGTCTCGGACAATCCTCTTTTTTAAGAGTTCATCATCCAACGCATCCCAGTGTTCTACTTGATACTTTTCAGTTACATCACCAGTGATGTCATAAAGCCGACCTTGTATCTGGGTAACAAAATGATTTTCCACCTGGTCATACATCAGTGTGCTGTCAGGGAAGCGGCAGTGCAGAATAACTGCAAACCAGTAGCAACAGCCGTTGGTAAATACCGTATCGACATCATCGGCCAGATGAAAACGGGCAAGGAAATGCTCAATGGTTGAAACCATCGTTCTCAATTCTTTCGGATGACTCTCTTGCATTTCAATAAACTCCGTTCGATGTACTCGTCTATCAGACGGCTCTGTGCTTTTGTTTGAGCATAAGCGGTGATGGAAATGGATTTCCGGCTCCAGTCCAATGTGTAGCTATCGGTGGCAACATTGGTAATATGATTTTCAGCCAGAAAATCACGGAACTCTTTCATCGCTTCCTTGTCATCCGACAAGATGACATTCACATAGGTTCTGTCTTTTGAGAATCGATTACTGAGGGCAACGGCAAGACAGCACCCAACGCCGCTTGCTATGGAAACTATCACAAGGGCGAGTATGCTGTCGCTGGTCACGATGTCTTTTGTGATACTCAGGTAAATGAAGTTTGACAGACCGAGAGCGACACCGGCAAGCAGGCAACGGTTGCGCTGAACAAGAATTGTCTTTGCTGTATTGAGCGTATTGTCCAGAACCTTTGCCAGAAACAAAATGAACATATAAAAAGCGGTCGTCAAACTCATTCCTCCTTAGTGTTTATTAGGGTTCGATGCTGATAATGGAACTGGAACCGGTCACAGTAGGCAGTTCGCCGTTCCACTGCTCATACTTGATTTTTTCAATCAACTCACCGGTCAAAGAACCGGCAATCATACGGTTTGCCTCAGCCTCGGCCTCGGCTGCAATACGCAGAGCTTCTGCCTTTGCCTCCGCTTCGATAACCGCTTTTTCTGCGTTAATCTGGGCAACCTCTCTGTCCTTTTCTGCCTGAATCTTTGCGGTCTGCTTCTCAATATTCGCCAGCTCCAGCTCCTGCTGGGCGGTAACCTTTTTCTGGATAGCGGCAGCAGTCTCCTCATCGACGGAAATATCGGTGAAGTTCACCGTGTCGATGATAATGCCATACTGGTCGAACTTCTCACGCAGATAGGTGTCCAACTCGGCATTGATTTCGGTACGCTTGTCGCCGAAGATGTCAGTGACGGGATAGTTGGCAGACACCTCCTGTGTCCACGCAATGACCTTGGGTTTGATGAACGAATCCTTGATTGCCTCGCCTGACTTTCCTTTGAACATAGCAAAGGTTTCGGAGACACGCGCCTCATCAAAACGATATGAGAACTCGATATTCACACGGACTGTCTTGCCATCTGAGGTGGGAATGTTAAAACTCTCATCCTTGGGCGAATCGCCCTTATCCTCAGCGGTCAAATAAGATTGCTCAATACCGATAGAATACTGGGTCACCTTCTTGGTCGGGGCAACCAGATGCCAGCCCTGTGTCAGAACCTCGCCATCAACGCCGCCGTTCATGTTGTACACGACGCCGACATAACCGGCGGGGATTTTCTCAAGACACACAATGCAGGCAATCAGGCAGAAGACCATCACGATACCCAAAATAATTGCGCCGATTTTACCCTTCATCCTTTAACTCCTCTGTTGTTTTTTCAGATTTCTCTTCCGATTCCTCGGAGATTTCCTTTTTCGCATCGTTGTAAATTCGCAGGCTGAATGCACCAATGCCCTTAAAGGCAAAGCTCAGACAGAACCATAACAGCACAAGCGCAACGATGACGATGAGCCAGAACACGATGTTCACTTGCTTACCTCCTGTTCTAAAACTCGTGGTATGTATGTGCGGGTTTCCATGCACTTCTCGACCTTTCTGGTCTTTCCCAGTGCCTCGCGCATCAAGTTCAAAAGGTTTTTGCCTTTGTCGCTTTCCAAGAACTGAACGAGCGGTTCAAGTATTTCTACCGTGTCTTTGTATTCACGGCGTGCCTGCCTGCATTTGGCAAGACTTGTGGCAACCTTTGCCCGTTCCTTATAATCGAGGCCATCAAGCTCCAGTTTGTGGAGGTAGTCCTGCGTAAGCCTGTCCATGCGGTTGACCTCGCTATAATTCCACGCATAATCTTTCTGCGCATCCTCCATCATCCGGCAGAATGCCCCGATGGATTCGGAGAACTGCGGTGGCTTTGATTGTTTTTTCATGCAAGACCTCCTCTCTGATTTATCCGAAGCTGACCTCGGTTTTATCGGTTCGGATAGAAATAAACACCGGGAACTGAAGACTCTCAGCACCGGTGTTTTTATCACTGGATATTTCCTTGTACTTTACTTCGCAAAGCAAACCCGGCAGGTCATCTTTTCCTTGCCAAAATGTTGCTCGCTGCTCGTCGGTGAACCCGGAGCCGACCTTGACTTCATTCCCCTTATAGTCGAGTACAAGCGCACCTAAAGTCCCTGCCAATCTTCCGCTACCTTCTTCGCAGCGGAGGATACGCAAGTCCATCGTGTAAAAGCGTTTGACTTTCAGGATTCCATTGTGTCGTCTGCACTGGTAGGGAACATCAAGGTTTACCATCAGTCCCTCTTTATCCTCACGAACCATCTGTTCCAACAGTTCACTGATTTTGCTCTGGTCTTTTCCATGATACAGAACCGGCAGGATACTGACACGGCCATCCTGCGGAATGAAGCGGTGAAGCTGGTCTAAGAAAGCACGACGATAGCCATAGCAGCCATCGCTCTGCCCCCGGTGGAACTCTTCAACCGTCAGAACATCAAAAATCGTGTAGCAAATCACCGTTTTATCACCATCGTCTGAGTTGATAATACCGGTAGCTTTGCGGAACGCCTCGTTATCTGAGAGACTGCCCTTCTCACGAAGAGTCAGCTCGCCGTCAAATACATAGCTATCTTCTTCATCAAAACAGAGAGCATCCAGAATATGGTCAAGTCCTTCATAGGGGACTCCACTTCTTGCGTACAGCCTGCCTTTGTAATAGGTCGCCCGGACACCGTTCAGCTTTTGTGTTAGCCAGAACTCCGTGCCCTCCTTCAAAGGATACTTATCAATGGGGTACGCCTGCTGAACTTCCCATTCTGGAATCAGATTGGGGATAACCTTGTTCACGGTCTTTGCCGTGACGCCCAGCCTGAGTGTCTTGGAAAGAAGCTTGATATAAACATCAGCTTCATCCGGCGGGCTGCTCTGAACGAATGCACAAACCTGATACACCGTACCGGCGTCCAATGCTTTTCTTTTAGACAACAGTTCGCAGACAGAAAAGATGTCTGTCATTGTCAGTGTGATGGCTGAGTCATACCGGGTAGGAGAGCGAAGCGTTTGCTCCGAAATCTTATAGGTGAGCATCGGGTTGAGCGCGTAATATAAAAAATTACGGAAGTTCGCATCGTCTTGGAACTCCCGTAATAGCTGGGTCTTTCTTATCGAGCCGTTCGCTTCCTGCAAACGGCGTAATTTTACGATAGAATCTGACAGCGGCGTTGCAGCAATCAATCTTCATCACCCGCCTTGAAATTATAAATGGGCTTGATAATGGCATCGACGGTTACAGCTGGCTCGATATTACCGACAATATCATCCATGCCCTTATAGGCCATCGGGCATTCATCCAGCGTACTGCGCCCAACGGAGGTCGTGTAGATACCCGCCATCTGCTTTTTGAATTCGGATACAGTGAAAGCTTCTTTTGCAGCGCTGCGGCTCATCAGCCGACCGGCACCATGAGGAGCGGAGAAGTTCCAATCCGGATTGCCCTTGCCAGTGCAAAGCAGGCTGCCATCACGCATATTGATGGGAATCAACAGACGCTCACCGGTTTGTGCAGACACAGAACCCTTACGCAAAATCATGTTATCCACATCAATGTAGTTGTGAATCGTTGTAAATTGCTCAATCACATGGAATCCCATTCCTTTGACAATGGTATCCATCATCGCCTGACGGTTCAGCCCAGCAAAACGCTGTGCAATTTTCATATCATGAAGATACTGTTCAAAGAGCTCACCCTCCACATATGCAAGCGATTTGGGAACGGGTGAATGCTTAGATTTCATGGACTTCAGCACTGCTTGAATCTCTTTCTGGCGGCCATCCGCTTTCAGCTGTTCAATAGCCGCCTCAACCTCTTCATGGCTATAAGAGGTCAGCGCCTTGAAAGCAGCCTCCTGATAGAAGTTGGCGATTTCTAAACCCAGATGACGGCTGCCGGAGTGGACAACGATATAGATATTCCCATCATCGTCCTTGTTCGCCTCAATAAAATGATTGCCGCCACCCAATGTACCGATACTGTGATAGGCACGGTCAGTGTTGACCTTTTTTGTGCAGCACAACTGCGACAAATCGATTTCTTTTGCGTAACGATGCGGTGCGGAACGGATTGCAAAGCCAGACGGAATGCCTTCACGGATAACCTTATCCAACTTCTGCGGTTCGATGTGGGTCTCTTTCAGGCGGATGGTTTCCATACCGCATCCAATATCAACGCCAACAAGGTTTGGGCAAATCTTATCCTTGATAGTCATGGTGGTTCCGATGGTGCATCCAGCGCCGGCATGAATATCCGGCATCATACGAACCTTGCTTCCCTCGACATAGGGTTGGTTCAAGAGATTGATTACCTGAGAAATGGATTCGCTATCGACCACATCGGTAAACACTTTTGCCGAAGCGTATTTCCCCTGAAGCTCAAGCATTTTATCGCCCTCCTTTGGCTTGGTATATAGTCCTGTTATAGCACAGGTAAAAGGGGCTTGCGCCCCTTTATCTGTACCTGACCGCTTTCCGCAGGGGGAGCGCGTTTGTACTGTGGCGCGACCCTGTGCATCAAGTGACATTTTTAACGAGAGATTTTGGCTGTATTAAAATGATTATCCGCTGGATAATCTTTTTAATACTGGCTAAATCCGAAGTTAAAAAATGAAGAACGCAAAGTATTTCTTCTGCTTTGAGCGAGAAGATACCGCACAGAGAAGGGGTATGTATGTGCGGAAAATCTACAAAGCGGTCATATCAAAAGCGAAAGATTTTTTCGCTTAAGAACAAAGTTAGTGAAGAATCATCGGTCGATTGGTGTTAATGAGTTGATTCAATGCCTCGTCTTCTCTTGCTCGTTCAGCGGCTTCCTCTCGGCGGATATCCAGAAGAACAACGCCGCAGAAACCCATCAGTTCACCGATGGAAAAATCTTCTTCCTCCACAGGAGGCTCATCCGGTTCAGAATCTTCTTCATTAAACATGGTGTCGGTATCGAAATCGTCCTCGTCATCAGGCTCATCTTCCCAAACACCGTTGTTGTCGCCCCACTCCAGGACATCCTCCTTATAACTGTCAAAGTCATTTTCGTCCATACCGTCATAGTCGAAGCTGCCGTTCATACGGTAGTAACCATATCCGGTTGGGATTTCGGAAAGCGAGTCTCGAATGTCTCTCCATGAGTAATTGGTGTCGCGGATATCTTCCTCGACATACTCGTCAAGCTGGTCAGAGTCGATAATGTCTTCGCAGATATTGCAGCCCTCGTCGGAGCAGAAATCAAGCAACTCCCACCATTCGGTTACATCGTTAAGGAAATCATTTCTTGTCATACTGCATCCTCTCTTTCTACCATTTCGGTATCAATCAATGTTAATTTGGATAGCGCCTTTTCTGTCAAAAACGCATACTGCAATCCAAGATTAGTGCTGGTGAGGTCGTGCTTCATTATTGACATGACCTCTGCTATGGACATACTTGCCCGTCTAAATTTAGAGAACTTACTTTTGAGGTTTGCTCCGCCGCCAGCCATATTACCAATAACCAAATCATACTCAGTGGAAGTATAGCCCAGCCGAGATGCTACAGCAAACCGCAGCCATGCTTCGGAGTAGCCCGCAAACTCTAACACCGATAGACCACCCAAATCCTTTACGGTATATGTCTGGATGAAACCTGCGGTTGAGTGCTTGATTGCCATCGGTAATGCGTCAAAATAGTTTGGGGTAAGATAAAAGCCGCACCCGAAATCGCGGTACGGCTTGCAAAAAGATAAGGACGGTACAGTAAATGAAACTGGCGTGCCATGATACAGATACATTACCAACCCTCCCATATGTTTTGTGGAGCTGGTGACAGGGCTCGAACCCGCGACCCTCGGAGTACAAAACCGATGCTCTACCAACTGAGCTACACCAGCAAATGGAGCTGGAACTCGGAATCGAACCGAGAACCTACGCTGTACGAGAGCGTTGCTCTACCAGTTGAGCTATTCCAGCATTGGTCGGCTTCCCGCTTAGATTGTCACACGCTCATGTGCGGCTGGCGCCCCGCAAGCATACCAACCGGCCACTCTTGGGCTAAATCACAAGGGAGACACATCTCCTCGCGCAGTTTTCAGCGGGCATTGTTATTCTCTGTGAGGTAAGCCGATAATCTCTCACATCATCTGGGCGCTACCCAGCCTCTGGCACGGACGGTTGGGAATCGAACCCACCACAAGCGATTTTGGAGACCGCCTCGCCAGCCTTGGAACATTCGCCCGTATAAGTGGCAGACTATTGCGAACTTGCGGTCTGCCAGCGCGACTCTTTGGTAACGCAGGTTTGTATCTGCGTTGCAGATTCCGTCTCTACAGGCTCTGCACAGCCCAGCCACTTTCTATGTGTCGGCACACCGGCATAATTCTGGAGAAACATTAGTCCTTTCCACGGCAATGCCATGCCGATGGCGCAGATGGCGGGGATTTGCACCCCGCATGACCTTACAGCGCATCGGTCTCCGCCATTTGAGAGGTCGGCATCCTGTCTGTAATTTGTAGCGTCTACCTATTCCGCCACATCTGCATATCTGAAATCGGAATTACCCGATTGTACAGGGCGACAAACTGGTCGTTGAGCTGTTTGTCCACATGGTAGTGACCGAAGTACCACCGCTTAAAATGAAGGTCTTGACGAATGCGTTCCAAAAAACTGACCATCGGGTCGTTTTCATACCAACTTGCCAGCATTGTCTGGATGCTGCGGGGAGCGCAGTGCGTTACAACATAATCAACTGTCCAGTTGTTCTGCTCCAGAGCACAAACTGCACGCTCCATCTCCTCGTTTGACGGCATCTCCTGCTGCCACCATGAAATATGCTCCGTGCGATACGCCTTGTCCACTGAGCGAGCACCGCCCATACAGAAGATTTTTCTACCGTCAATGGTAAGAACCTGACCTCTGTCCAAATGATAAATGTCCGGTGCAATTTGCCTGACTTTACCGCCGAACCTATCCTCTAACGGGAACTGGTATAGCATATCAAAGTTTTCGTGGTTTCCATCAATCCAGAGAGTGGTGAAATTTTTGGCTGTGAGCCAGTCCTGCCACCACATTTCTCTGCGTGAACCGTCCCAGCACAATCCAAAGTCGCCACATATTATCAGGTAATCATCTTTTGTCAGATTTTTCTGCTGCGGGAATTTTGTTGTGTTAAGTTTTTCAATATCGATATTGGCGTGAGTATCACCTGTTACATATATCATGGAACCCGATTCCTTTCTTCATTTGCAATCTACATGGAGCGTGTACCTGGAGACCGGTGACCGACGACGGCCCGGTTGCTTCGAGCGGGTGATTTCAACGGGGATATAGCGCTGTCGGGAAGCGCTTGTGGCTCAGTGTTTTATCTTCCTTGTTGTATTTCGTGCGCCTAATGCTCACTTCTGCCGAGGTGTACTCTACCGGCGATGCGCTCTGAACCTTCGTTCCGCCTTCGGGGCGGGCGGCCTTTGCTTTCCCAACAAATTGTTACTTTGGCCTTTGGCGCAAAGCACATTCCTTTCGGGATGTTATTCATTGCAAATGATTTTGGTGTTCCTGTAATCTACATAGGATAAGCGTGCCGGATGCGAGGCGCCTGGAGCGCATTGCAGGTGCGGTTAGTTCCTATTTTAATTCTCTGCTGGTGTGGAGTCCATTGTGCCGCAATGACCTCTGATTCTATTTCTCGTGCTTGATGACGAGCCCGACTGGGTCGGAGCCGCGTCAGCAGCCGGTCTTCAGGAAGAGGCGGGGTGTTCCTTCCCAGCAAGTTGTTACTTATGCCTTTGGCGATAAGCATTGCTTTCGCAATTATCCATTACAGGAGATGGCGGTTTAACCTCAAACCGCCAAAGGGATTATCTTAAATCGTCTTTGATAAGCCGCAGGACATCTGTCTCCATTTTTTCGTTGGTGTGCTTCACGATGGCATCGATAGTCTCCGGCTCTACCATGCGATAGTAGCTATGTAAGCCCTGCATAGTTTGCACATCTTCTCTCGGCCACGAGATGCCCTTGCGTTTATCGGTAATGTAGTTGTAAAGCATGGACTGGAACTGGCGCTTCTTCTTATGGCCGACAGTAATTTCATTGTCCTTGTTGAGCATAACACCAAGATTCCAGTTACGACCTGCGGAAGAGCCGTATCTCGTTTTGCTTTCGTTGATGGTGAACGGCGCTCCAAATTCATGCAGCGTATCCACCACGAGTTTTTCTACACGATGCACATCGAAATCAACCTTAGACGAAATGATGAAGTCATCGGCATATCTGGTGTAAATGAACCGCTGCTTGTCAAAATCACGGAATGCATTGGCAAGCTTATAGTCAACAGGAATCATCATCACATTGGTAATCAGCGGAGAAAGTGGAGTTCCCTGCGGCAGACCTCCATTGAGAAAAGCCAAATCCAAGGCCTTCCGCAACTCTGCCTCGCCGTTGGGAAACTTTACGATTTCGCTGAATGGGAACACCATAGAAAGCATTTTGATAACATAATCCAGCGTGGTGCTACCAAAGAAATCGTGCAAATCCAGCTTGCCGAACCATTTGCTGTTGTTTTTCTGATGGCGCTTGACCGCATCAACCGTACATCTGTTTTTTACATAGGCGAATGCAGAAGTGTGATACAACGCATGGAAATCTTCCTCAAAAATAGTCTTGAGATTCCGCAATGCGTTCATCAGCTCCGGTTTAGGGGCATCAATACGACGCAAACCACCAGACTTTTTGGGGATGTGGAATGTTTCATACAAAGTACTGCGTTCCTGTGCGCGAAGCGCCTCCGTTTGCTCATTAAAGCGCACCAGTTTGCAGATAAGAGCGTCCGTATCAATGCGGCTTGTGAAATGCTCACTTACCGTTTCATATGCATAGGTTCGTGTATTAGAAACATTTGTGTTTAATATGGTTGGCGCTTGGAAGTTTTGAAAGAGAAACTCTTCCAGTGTCATTTGGTGATAAATCGGGGATTGCATGACCGTGATATATACCATCGCCCTATGCCTCCTTTTCATAGTCGTAACTGTAACCTACATGAGTGTTGCTGCGTTTGAATCAAAAGAAGCTCATCTGCAGGGAGCTGAGTGAGCTGCATCTGCCAGTATCTTTTTAGTTAAGTTGAGAATAATTGTCGTGATTTGGGTGGGTTTTGTGTAGGATAATACTTGACAAGCCAGGTTTGCTGTGCTATTCCGGCTGTTGGTTCCCTGGTGGATGTCCAAGGTGCCTTCGGTGACCCCGGAGGAGTCGATGGTCATCCTTCTGGGCAGGCGGTGTTTTCCTCCCCGACAATTTGTTACTTCAGCCTTTGGCGTGAAGCCCCCGAAAAGGGTAATTCGTTACAGTTCAATGGCGCATTTTAAGGCTGCGCCACACCTAATAGCTCGAACAGTTCTGCATCTGTGCAGGTTTCGTTTTTCAATGCGTATGGTTTGATGTGGGCTACGCCGTTTTCATCAACCTCTACCACTGTTTCCGGTTTCAGCCGACACATCGGCCTAAGCCCCGCGCAGTCACGGGGATATTTCCTCTCACAATACCCAGACCTACTAAGAGCCAAAGCATAGTCTCTGAATCCATCCTGCTTGCCTGCCAACCAGAAATTCATGTAAGACTCCCAACTGAAATTACCAAACCGGCCTTTTTTGTTAGCACAGTCTTCTGTTGCTTTGGGACGAATGCCTTTCTTGGAAAACAGCTTCAACTTCAATTGGTCATCAAGGATATCGGTGATGGTAGGAAGTCGAATGAGGGAACTGAGCGTCTCACCGTCAACCACATACTGCTGCATCTGCAAGCTATCGAGTTCATAATCTTCAAAGAAGTATAGAAACCCATAATGGTTGCGATAGCTTTGTGCTCGGTTGCTGAAAACATTATTCGGAGGGGCATCTGCTTCATGAGTTTTGCGAAACCAATCGTCTCTGTCGCTGTTTAGGTATGTATGAATATTGGACAGACGATAGTCGGGATTGCCAAGATTGCGCCTGCCGTCTCCAGTTCTTTCCGGTGCATCAAAGCAAAGATAATCCACGGCACACTCGGTGATAAAATCGCAGTTTGGACTACCTTTCAGCCAAACAACGGGGTGCGGTTCATCATTGTTGACTCCGTAAGAACCAATGATGACCTGTGTGCCGACTTTAAGGCGTTCGACGGTAGTATCCATAATGCACCGCCCTCCTTTCGTTTCTCATTGCTGATTAAAAAGCGTCCAACATAAAGTTGAACGCATCCAAGATAATCAGTTTTTTCAGTCCCTTGCCCCGAATGAAGTTGACAAAGTTGGCGACGCCGAGTGCGCAGATAGCCCTGACGGTTGGCGCAACGCCCAGTGTAACGCCGCAAGCGGAGACGGGTGTTTCCTCAGATGCCTCTTCATGACTGAAGTTCATGGAGTTCAGCAAGTCTTTCTTCATCTTGTAGTCAGACCAGTCGGCAGCATAATGCTGTGCAGATTCCAATAGAGTGCGGAAGTCCAGCATCGCTTTGACATAGGGATTGTCGAAGTGCTTTTCAACAATCTGGCGACGAAGTTCGATATTGTCTACGCAAAGGAAGACATACCCGGAAAGCTGTTGCCCACTCCACCCCTTGCCAGAAAGCTTGAGGTCGTCCTTAATTTCGGGATTGATTTCAAACAGGATATCTGCCAGAGCCTCCACTTTGGGGCGGCCAATATCCTGCTGGCGGAAAATCTGGTTTGCCAGATTATGCGGATTCACAACATCCATATCCCACAGAGCGAGATTGGTGATGCCAAGACGGACGAGGTTCTCTGCCAGCGTTGCACCAACAGAACCACATCCAACAATGTTAATGCGAGCCTCAACCTTTTCTGGCTGGAAGTACTCGTAGCTTTTGGACAAATCCATTGCCATTGTTACTCACCTCCAAGATACTGGTCGCTGTAGCCGCCATAGGGATATACTGAATCATCGTCGTCTTCATTCCACATGGACTGCTGACAGCCATTCTTCCCCTGCCAACCTGCACCGATTCTTGTGCGCGGCTTCTCAGCCTTTTCGGCTTTTTTGTCTGATTTTTTATCGTCAGACTTCTTATCGGACTTCGTGCCACCCTTGTCTTCTTTCTCATCCTTTTTGCTGCCCGGAAGAGGATTATAAGGGGTGCCGGAATAAGGCGGACGATTGCCGCTGTATCCGCTATATCCGCCATAGTTCCCATAGGTATAACTTTTCTGCTTGACCATATCCTTGGCGGTCTTGAGGAACTCGGCCAACCCCTCATGTTCGCCCTCAAGTTTGACGGTGATGTCCTTATCTTCAAACAGGACATTCTTCTTGAGGTCATAGATTTTATTTGTACTGACAAACGACTTGTTCCAAATCATAAAGATGTAGAAATCGTCGTCCCCCAGCATATTGAGGATTTCCTCCTGATGATTGAGGTCTACAGAGGAAGGACTGGTCGGCATATTGACATGGGAATGTCCCTGCATATGGATGTTGTTGAAACGCTCATCGTCTGCGTTCTGCATCAGCCACTCAGCGTACTTCTCGGTATCCATCTCAACCGTGGTTCCGGAGACCTCCTGCGGATAAACCACGATGTCTTCGATGATGTACTCATCTACGGCTTCGTCGGTTGCACGATGTGCAACACCATGCCAAGCGACCTCCTTATCAAACTCTTTGACGAGGAGCGCCATCTTCGCCCATGCTCCGGCGGTAAAGACGACAGTTGCTTTTCTGTCGCCACAGGTGAACACCTTTGTGAAAGACAGTTTCCCATCTGCAAGCTTTGTAAGTTGCAAAGCCTTTTCAAAATCTGCACGGCACTCAGCCATGTACTGTTCGGTCATCTTAATGGGTTTACTCATTTTGCGCCTCCTCCGCTTACTCATTTGCCTGCGTTTCCTGCTGCTCCAACCAGCTGATGGCTTCGTTGGGTTTTACGATACGGCCATCGGGCAGTTCAATGCAGCGATTGTTGTTACCGTTGCCCCACATAGACCGCATAAACGAAGTCATGACAGCAGAGTCTCCCCAGTTAAGGCTCTTGCAGGAAGCAACGCACTGCTCCAAAGCGCCGATATAGTCGTGGTTCCTAAGCAACCGATTGATAGTGGTGGTATAATTACCCATGCAGTTGTAATCGTTGATATGGGGATTGGGGAGATAGTCACCATACTCCGCGCCAAAATCCCGATGCCCATTGGGAGCAACACTACCATTAAGGTCAAAACGGTAGGAAGCACAGACACGAATTCTCAGGCGCGGCTCTTCACTGACAAAGATTTCAGTCATCAGCTTCTTCATTTTCTCAGCAGCTGCGCCTGTATGACCGGAGCCTCCATCGGGGCGGTACACGAAACTCGTAGCGCGGTTGATGATTTGTTCTGCCATATCCCGGTCAAAATATTCCAGACAATCCTTGACCGTGAAGTACATATCGGTATTGGTCACACGCTCCAGAACCAGCTTGGTATTACACAGGAAGTACTCCATGATTTCAGAGTCCTCACCGCCATCGGCAACTTTCTGCTCAAGTCCCAGCAAGCGAATACACTGTTCATTACGCTTTGTGAACTGCTCACCGATATTGTCATTTAGACGGGTGATTTCTCTATCGATATTTTGAATTACCTGCCTGACACGGTCACACTCAACTTGCTCATAGCGAGTTTCAAACCCCTTCAGCAGCTGACGGATTCTTGCTGTGCGGAAATCGTACCGTTCTGCAAGCTTGGCAAGACAGCGTTCATAGTCTTCTGAGTTCTTCTCGCGGAGAGATTTGACCAATGCAAGCTCATCTTCGGTGATACCCTCCTGCTGATTCAGATACCACGGCAGGAATGCGAGGATAGATACCTGCAAGTAGTGCATTTTGCGAATGTCAAGATTGTCCGCAAAGATGATAACACTCTTAAGCTCAGGATTGATGTAGCAATCCACGGCAAAGGATTTGCGGTAAAACTCGGCGAACTTTTCAAGCCGGTGATACCCCTCAAACACGGAAACGAACTTGTCAACAATAATTTTCATGTTGGTAAGGTTGCTATCCGAATCTGCACGCAGACTGTGAATGATGACCTGACCGGTCGTGTTTATATCATAGTTGTTGCAAATAGCCATGACGGCTCTATCTGCTGGGACACTCCGAATGGTATCTGCCGTATAATCGGAAGAACCGAACACCAAATTGACGGACTCTCCCTCTTTGATTCGAGGTGCAACTAAGGCACGAAGCGTCGCAAGGAAAGAGCAGTCGTTTCTGAAAGCACCGCCGGTGATGTTGGTGAAGTAGCTATT